GCCGTGGGAGAAGCCCCGGTCAACAACCTCACCTCAGTCACTGCGGATGTCCGCGTAGCTGAGTCTGTTCTGGATGAGGTCAGTAGGGAAGTGCAATCCATGCCCTACCACTTCAACACTGTCCAGAATGTAGAGCTTGCACCTGACTCTACAGGACAGGTCAACCTTGCCAGCAACGTCGTCCGAGTTGACCTAGAGGACGACAACCTGTCAAGCAGTCACGACATCGTGATCCGTGGGACCAAGCTGTTTAACAGGAAGACCAACTCCTACAACTTCACGCAGACCCTGAAGTACACCGTGGTCTCGCTGATGGAGTGGGACTTCCTACCTGAGCCGGCCAAGCGATACATCATGATCCGCGCGGCTCGCATCTACCAAGACCGTGTCCTTGGCTCTGAGAAGATCTCGGCATTCACTCGAGGGGACGAGATGGCTGCACTGGTCGGCCTGCGTGAATTCGAGATGGATACCGCCGACTACTCCATCTTTGACAACTACGACGTCGCACGGGTCATCGATCGCCAGTCCGTTATCAACCGCCTAGACAGGGGCTGACATGCCGCTAGTCACGAAGACTCTTCCTAACCTCATCAACGGGGTGTCACAGCAGCCCGATGCGCTGCGCTACGACACACAGTGCGCGGCCCAGGAGAACGCCTACCCGTCTGTTGTCGAGGGGCTAACTAAGAGACTTCCTACTGAGCACGTCGCTAAGACAAACTTGACTGCGGACGCGAAGACGTTTGTCCATACCATCAATCGCGACGCTCCTGAGCAATACAGTGTCATACTGCGCGACAAGCAGATCCGCGTCTACGACAAGGACGGGACGCTGAAGACGGTGGAGATGGGCGCAAACACCGGGGCCGACAACGACAACGTAGACTACCTAGACACTACAAACGCAGATACTGCACTGAAGGCGCTGACGATTGCTGATGTGACCTACATCGTCAACAGCGAGAAGACGACGGCGATGACGGGAATAACTCGCCCGTCCTCTGCAGACCACGAAGCCTTGGTGTTTGTCAGTCAGGCGTTTGCCTCGACCTACAAGGTCAACGTCACTCAAGGAGGCGAAGAGATCAACGCAGAGTTCACGGCTGCAGGCAGCGACGTAAACACTGAAAATATTGCTACAAATCTTGCTACGGATCTAAACAACGGAACGCAAACAGTATCGCATACTCCAGAAACCGGCAGCAGCATTAGCAACCAAGGGCAACTTGCGGCCCAATCTTTTCAAGTCTCATCACAATCGCCGATCATCAGGATCCGTTGGAAGTCTGATCGAGACCTGACTGGCCATACTTTGGAATGGGCAATCTACAGCAACAACGCAGGTGCGCCAGGGATTGCCCTTAACAACTTTGTCGCTCGACAAGGACCGGCAGCAAATGAAGTGCAGGAAGTGTCGATTGACACTTTTACTCCTGCAAGTGGAACCAACACCTATTGGCTAGTGTGTCGAAACTCCCTAGTCTTTACGTTTCCAGGAAACAGCAGTCCAACCCGATTTTCTGTTCCACAAGGATGGGTCGCAAGTAGTGGCGGCTACGCAGACGGTAACGCCTATTACAATGGTGCGCCGGACACGAACAAAGATTATTTCTTTTCTATAGACCAACAAGGATCAGCTACAGGCAACCTGACAGCGACTGCGTTTGGGCCTGTGATTTACGTCAGTTCCAGCGAGGCGTTCACGATCACGTCGTCGAACTCTTATGCTGATGGCTACATTCAGTCGTTCAAAGGCAAAGCTCAAAAGCTTAGTGACCTGCCACAGATCGCAAAAGATGGCATGGTCTTTCGCATCAGCGGATCAGTTGACGCGGGCGTTGATGATTACTTTGTTAGATTCGTAACGACCGGAGCGCCCGGGTCAATTGGCAGCGGCACCTACGAGGAATGCGCTGCTCCTGGCATCGCGAATGGACTGCAGCCAGATCCTGCTACCATGCCGCACCTGCTTATCAAGCAGCCCAACGGCACCTTTGTATTCAAGCGCGCTGACGGTGAGAACCACACTAGCGGATCTGACACCTACGACTACAGCGCATTTGTGTGGGGAGGCCGGCTAGCTGGAGATCAAACCACGAACCCTGACCCTACGTTTATCGGAAAGACCATTAACAACCTGTTCCTGTTTAAGAACAGGTTCGGCGTCTTGTCTGACGAAAACGTCATCATGACAGAGGCGGGGGAGTTCTTTAACTTCTTCCGTCACACAGTGATTGACCTGCTAGACACTGCTCCTATCGACATCGCGTCAGCAAGCAGTGAGGTCGCTATTCTACGCCACGCTGTGCCTTTGTCAGAAAAGCTGATCTTGCTCTCTGACTCTGGGCAGTTCGTGCTGCAGTCCGACACGGCTCTGTCTGTCAAGACTGTCTCGATTGCACGATCTACTGCCTACAACATCCTTAAGGATGCTGCTCCGAGTGCGTCAGAGAACGCAGTCTTCTTCGCGTTCAACCGTGGCTCTTTTTCCGGTGTCCGTGAATACGTTCCAGGTGACGTCGAGGACAACTTCGAGGCCATCGACATCTCTGCGCAGGTCCCGAAGTATATCCCAGGCAAGATCACGAAGATCGTTGCGGCAAACCACGAAAACGCGGTGTTCTTCCTGACTGATGGGGACACCGATGCGATCTATGTCTACAACTACTACAACACCGACCGCAAACGCATACAGAGTGCATGGCACCGCTGGGACTTTGGCGTTGGTGCTCAGGTCCTCAACATCGACCTGATTGACACAGAACTGTTTTTGACCGTTCGCAGGTCAGACGCAGTCTACATCGAGAAGACGGCCATCGAGCTTGGCAAGACTGACGCGGGCTCCACCTACGTCAGTCGTCTAGACCGAAGGGTCAGCAACACCTCGTCTGGCGTGGTAGTCAATGGCACGCAGATCAGCTTGCCATACGCGGAGTCAAGTGGCCGCAGCCTGGAGGTGATCACGGCCGCAGGTCAGCGCATTCCAGTTACCAACGCTCAAGATGAAGGTGTTAACGCGATCTTGACTGCTAACCAAGACATGACTGGCGTCTCGTTCTTTGCGGGCGAGGCTTACACCATGTCCTACACGTTCAGTGATGTCGTGTTGCGAGAGCCAACACAAGCTGGTGGCCTTGCCATCATCACTGACGGCAGACTTCAGATCCGCTACGGCACACTGACCTTTGGCGACAGCGGAGCGTTCAGCGTCAACGTCACTCCAGAATTCCGAGACACAAGCACTCACACGTTTACAGGGCGAGTATTGGGCGCAGGCTCAATGAAGCTGGGTAGCGTGCCGCTGGAGTCTGGAGAGTTCAGATTCCCTGTCTTCTCCAAGGCAGATCAAGTTTCTATCACCCTGACAAACGACAGTCCGTTGCCGTGCAACTTGCTGTCGGCGGAGTATGAACTTTCATGGAATCCCCGAAGCCGAAGAAGGTAGTTACTAACCTGTCTGTCCGACCTTCTATTGAGTCAGACTGCGAGTATCTTGCCCACAACCTCCGGCGCGCGGATCACAATGAAGTGAAGGCAGCTATGGGCGTAGTCAGCCCAGAGGCACTGCTGTTCTCCATGCGAAACACACAGGAGCCGTTGACGATTGTTGACGACGACACTCCAGCTGGCATCTTCGGTGTCGCGCCTATCGAACCCCAAGTTGGGGCTATCTGGCTGCTAGGCACCGACGCTCTAGTCCACGGCAAGTGGCGGTTCTTGAGGCAGTCTAAAAAGTGGCTGGCTCATGTTTCCCAGGACTACGAGCTTCTATTCAATTACGTGGACGAACGGAACTACCTGCACATCCGATGGATTGCTTGGCTAGGTTTCTCGTTCATCTTTCGGCATGAAAAATACGGCGTTGAACAGCGTCCGTTTCTTGAGTTCGTGAGGATTGTCTAATGTGCATCATCCAAGCTGGAATGCTGGGGTTACAAGCAGCTGGCGCTGCGGCGGCCAACTCGGCACTGATCGGACTGACGACAGCGGCTTTTAGCCAAGTTGGTCAGCGTCAACAAGCTCAAGCATACAACCGGATGATGGCCCAACGTCAGCAAGTTGGCACCGAACTGGCCTTAGAGAACTTCGCAAATCAAGCGCGACAAGCGTCCGCGCGTGAGCGCCAAGAAGAAGAGGCGGCGGCGGACGAGATCGGCAAGGTAGCCAGTGAAGGTCGAAAGGCTGCAGCTTTGGCTAGCCTTTCAGCTGCAGAACGAGGCGTCACTGGTCAAGGCATCGACCAGATCTTCAACGACTTCGAGGCGCAAGAGCTTCGCTACCAGACACAGGTCAGGCGGTCGCTCAGCTTCCGTCAGCAAGCCATCCGCGACAACCTAGAACAGGCACGACGCGGCGCTCAGGCCAACATCATGAACCTGCAGTTTATGCCTAGAACAGGTCCCAACTTGCTTGCGGGTGCTCTGCAAATCGCGGGGCAAGCCTATGGCACTTACAACCAATTCAGATTCCAGGGTCCTAGCCCGCGCACTACTGCTCCTAACGTCGGAGACAACCCATAATGGTTAGACGAGTCATTGGAGCTTCTTCCGCTCCTACGCCAGACTTCAGCCCATTCAGGGCAGTCACTCCTGCTGCGGGACTAACTAGCTTCTTTCGTCAGCCAGGGACTATGTCGATCCCTGAGTCGGAGTTCACCCAAGTAGCACAAGCTCTGCAGTCGATCAGTCCGACACTTAACAAAGTCATCGGCGATCAAGCAGAAGCTGCAAACCGCGCCGCTGCAGATCAAGGCCGTCTTGATGCGGAGAAGCTTACTGCAGAGCAAGCACGGGATGCCATGCAAGCCAACTTTGCGCGGTTGGAAAAAGACAAAGTTATCCCGCAAGGGGCATCGCCTTTCCGTCTAGCGGCTATGCAGGCAGCGTTAGGCAAAGATCTGATTGAGAATGAACTACGCACGGAACTGAATAATCCGGCCACAATCAACCGGCTGACAGACCCTCTAAAGAAAGAAGACCCAGCAAAACTGGTCAGCGACCTGTTTGCAGATAAGACCCAGGGCCTAGCGTTCTACGCTCAGAGCGCCGCTGTCGACGCCTTAGACGCGGTCGAGACTGCGTTTCTCAACAAAGTATCTTTGTTGAAGGGCCAAAAGACCATGGCGAAAAACCGCGATGATTTTGCCAACAGTGTCTTTACCAGTCTCAGCGATAACGACCTTACCGACATGCAGAAGGTCGCCAAAGTTCAGCAAGAATTAGACAAACACTACGCGCTAACGGGTGAGTCAGGTGTCAAAGAAGTTCTTGCTGGGATGCGCTCGGCTGCAATGGCTCTGGCAAAAGACGGTAAGGGCATCGAAGCCAGGGCGATTATCGAACAGATGCGCGGCCTTAGTATTGGCGGCACGTCACTAGGCGAGAGATCAAGCAGGGACCTGCAAACCTTAGAAGAGAGCGTGCATGACGCTTCTGAAATAGCAGAGCGGGACGAAGATGTGGAACGAGATCGCTCAGAGCGCAGGCAAAGGCAAGCGGTGACTGCTGAAGCCAACAGGATTATGTATGACCTGTTGAAAGAAGGTGATGAGACGTTTCGCAAGACCGAGTTCAGTGTCGAAGCACTGAAAAACGGATTGATGGAAAATCAAAATCTCAGCGACGCTGAAGCTGAAACAGGAGCTGCTGAGCTTTTTAGAAAATTAGATGCACTGCAGAAACAAAGCCCGATAGAGCCTGAGACGCTGAAGAAAGTCATCGGAGCGATCCACAGGCTGCCCTACGATCAAGCAGTCGAGGTGTTGACACAAAACGCAGCTGTCTTGGGCGACAAGTTTGGCAGTCTTTATGAGGGCCTGGAAAGGCGTAAAGGCGAAACTGCGCAATTCGATATAGCCCGAGGAGCAGTTAGACCTACAAACAGTGTTTTTCTAAGCTCGTTCCAAGCTGGCCTAGAACAACTTAGTAACTTGTCAGTTGCCGATAGATTAGAAGCTGAAAGAGACTTTCTTGACAAACTAGATGACCTTTTGCAGCAAGCGGTCCAAGGCGAAAACGATCAGCAAGAAATCCGCAGGAAGTATGAAGAGGCCGGGCAGAAATTAGTAGTCGATACGTTGCGCGCGTTTGAGACTTCTACAGACAAAGATATACCTGAAAGTGCTTCGCCTTTTATTAGAGGACTTGTGGAACGAGACCGCCTGCGTCAACAGCAGCAAACTGTTGAGGAAGCGCCCCAAGAAGCGCGGCCTGGGATACTAGAGGTCGAGGCTCCAGGACTTCTCAACTTATTTACTAGGCGCTCTGTGCCCGTAGCTAAGTTAGAACGGCTGCAAGAAGGCACACAAAGCGAAGAAGATCAGCAAAAAGACAAAGCGACACTACGCTCAGGTGCCGTCAAAATCTTGAGTGACATGGCAAAGGGCCGCCAAGGACCGCTTGCTCGCTTCTTCATTTTCGGTGGACGCAAGCTTGAAGATGGCGAGGGAGTGCCCGACGGCTTAGTCCGAGAAGAAATTTTATTGCGCGCTTTGGTAGTCGGGTTCGACCTAGATGAAATCAAAACGGGCAAAACAAAATTCGGCACGCCCATCCCGAAAACCGCGGACGGCAGCAGCATTCTGAACCCTCGCCATACGTTGCTGTTTCCTGGGCTGACAAGCTTGAAAGACGCCGAAGACTTTTTCAAACAGGATCAGAAGGATGGATACAGGCGTGTAGAGGCCGTGATGCGCGCATTGCCGCCCCAATATCGCACGGGGTTAGATAAAGAGTCTGTTGAGACGTTTATCAGGCTCCAGAAGAATCACATCAAACTCTACTTACCATCCAGTAATCAGGAGCAGTAATGCCTTTACAATTCGGCGAAAACGACATTGACCTTGATGCACTGTTTGCGGAAGAGGATGACGAACAGCAACAAGACATTACGCGCCAGCGATACCAAGAGGACTTCGGATTCTTCGAGACTATTGGCGACGTTGCCGCCGCAATCCCGCGTGGCATCGCAGGAGCGTTACAAGGCGTCTACGGACTAGTAGATGCGTTGGCTCAGGACATACTCCCCGACGCGCCTGAGAACTTTGGGTTAGGCGGGTCCAAAACCATGACCGGCGGCATGGTTGAGAGCATTGTTCAATTTACAACAGGGTTTGTTCCGGGTCTGGGCATTGCCTCAAAACTTGGCAAGATCGGCAAGATCGGTAAAGCCGTTGACGCGGGTAACAAGGCAGTTCGCTCCCTACAAGCCGCCAACCGCAACGTGCCTGCACTGCTGCTGGCGCGAGGCATGGAGGCAGGTAAGTATGCGACAGCGGGTGCCATCGCGGACTTTACGGTCTTTGACGGGCATGAACAGCGGCTGTCCAACATGATCCAAATGGTGCCGGAGTTGCAGAACCCGGTCACTGAGTTCCTTGCGGCTGACGAGGAAGACTCTGAACTCACAGGGCGCATGAAGGCCGTGTTGGAAGGAGCGGGCCTGGGTGTAGCTGTCGACGGTGTTCTTGTCGGTCTCCGAGCTTTGCGTGCCGGTGTCAAAGCTCTACCAGACAGGCAAGCTGCTTCGGTGGCGCTAGAGCAGTCTTTGAAAGAACAGGACGCTGCAAAGGCAGCTGCGAAACAGACTGACGAAGCTGTAGAGGAAACTGTAGAAGCAGAAGTCAAGCAGACAGCTGTGATCGACGACGACCTCAAGCAGATGACCAAGTCGCAACTTCGCGAGGAGGCTAAGAAGCACCCCGGCGTCAAACGCAACGGCAAGGGAGTTACGGTCCAATCACTACGCGAAGGCATTGCGGATGCGCGTGCAGCTGCCAAGAGAGAAGCTGGCGAAGCTACGGAGCAAGTCACTGAAGCAGTAGCCAAGCAAACTGATGAAACCGCGCAAACCCCCGCCGCTCCTAAACAAGCCGACGAGGCAGCACAAGCTGGGCCAGAGAAAACCGCAGACGAGATGCGTAACGATCTGACATCGACTGAAAACAGCGGTGGCACTCGGGAGATGGTAGAAAAATATCTGACCAAGCGTGTCGACGAGGCGCTCAAGCAGTCAGAAAAGGCAGTCGATGAATCAAGCCTGACGCGCGAGACTGCAGAAGTCTTTGACGAAAAAGTCGGACAGCAGTTCAAGACGGACTCTGAGACTGCGATGCGAGACGCCAAACTTATTGACGAGGCGACCGGGACAAAGCTGACCTCGCTTGAGGTTCAAATCCGCAACGCAGGAGATGTGACTGAAGAAACTCGGAAAGCGTTGATCAACAACCGCTACCGAATGGGAGCCATTCGTGAATTGCTGACTCAGACAAGAGCGCGATTGGAGTCCGTCATGAAGGAAGCCGCTGACGACGGTCTTTCCAAGATTGAGTCGAATAAAAAGCTGGCAGAGTTTCTGCTGATGCAGAAGAACTTTAAAACGCTTAGTAACAACATTCGAGCTACTCAGAGCGAATTTGGACGCAACCTACAATCGATTCAAAGAGGCACAGGAAATACGCGAGCAGGACGGCTGGCGCGCGACATTGCAGAAGAGTCGCCGCTGGAAAAATTCTCGCTGGAAAACCTAGATCAGAAAGAAGTCGTCGACAGGATTCTTGACATCAATGGTGGCGAAGACGCAGTTCGCGCAGAGTTAAAGAAATTCCAAGATGTGCTCAACCTCAACCCTGATACAGGGGCGGCACTGAAGTATGCCCGAGGCAAGGCGGGTGCGATGGGAGCCATCAACGAATGGTGGATGAACTCTATTCTGTCAGGACCGACGACAATGATTGTCAACCTTGCGGGAGGGTTGGCCACAACCTTATTGGCTCCGCTTGAGCGCGCCACAGGACAAGCACTTGCGGGCAACTTTCAGAATGCTGGCATTGAGTTTGGACGCCTGCTGTCGATCCCGTCACAGATTCGCGATTCTCTGAAGGTTGCGAAGCTGGCTACGATGAGCGGCGAGGGAGTGTTGGAAAAGATCGGCACCCGTGCTGATGACCAAGCTCCAGTAGGCGGATCGCAGATCGAAGCGTTTATTGATCAAAACATCAAAGACACAGACACGATGGGTGCGATTGCCGCAAAGTGGATGGCGCGAAACGTCGTCAACGCACCTGGTAAGTTTTTGGCAGGCACTGACGAGTTCTTTAAGCAGCTGAACTACAGAACCACGGTCAAAGCGGAACTCTACAAGCGTGGCGTCGCCGAGCGTGTAGTTCGGCCCGACAAGCTCGACGAGTGGGTGGAGCAGGAGTTCAAATACATCGTCGATGACGGACAGTTCTTGTCGGCTCAAAAGTTTGTAGACGAAGCACAGGCGAGGTTTGCGCCTAACGACCCCAATCGCGGGTTCAAGATCAACGAATACGTGGCCTCTAAAATGAGGCTGTATAACCCGATAGCGGAGAAGGCACTGGCCACGGCGCGTGACGTGACGTTCACGACTCCGTTGCGCAAAGACAGAGGGGCGCTGTCGGGTGCAGGCAAGATGCTGTCCGACCTCACCGGCAACTATCCTCTCTTGCGCCTCATCCTGCCGTTTGTTCGCACACCTACAAACGTCATGCAATACGTGCTAGAGCGCGTGCCACTAGCGGGAAGCAGTCAGCGTTCAGCGATACGAGAGCGAATGGCGCAGCTATTCGCCGATGACCGCGCGGCTTTGCAAGGTGTTGACGAAGAGGCGCAGGCAGAGGCTCTGGGTCGACTTGCCACAGGAATGACCTTGTTTACTGGGGCTGCTGTCGCCGCGATGAACGGGGGAATCACGGGCGGCGGGCCGCAGAACAACAACCAAAGAAAGCTCAAAGAGCAAACTGGATGGCAGGCTTACTCGATCAAGATTGGTGATTCATACATCAGCTACCAAAGACTTGACCCGTTTGCTTCGTTCTTCGGGATTACCGCAGACTTAGTAGACATCATGAGCAAGGGCGATGAGGAGCAGCGAAAAGACGCGGAAGACCTTGCTCTCGGCGTCATGATGGCGATTTCTAAGAACATCACATCCAAGACCTACCTAAAAGGCATCAAAGATTTTACTGGTGTGTTGTTTGACCCTGAAATGACTGTCCCTGGGTTTACTCAGCGAACTATAGCGTCGTTTGCCGTGCCCAACTTGTTTGCGCAAGTTGCCAGATCCGGCCCAGACCCGCTGATGGACATCAAGCGCATGAAAGACGCACTGATGGCCCGTGTCCCTGGTCTGTCTGACAGTGTCCCGCACCGCCGCAACATGTTGGGCGAAGAGATCATGGACAACGGCACATACGCTGCGGTGGATCTCATCAACCCGTTCTCCTACTCCACCGTCAAAGACGACAAGATGATGCAGGAGTTTGACAAGGTCGGCCACGGATTCTCTGCACCAAGATCGCTGAAGAACGGCGTAGAACTGCGCGACTACTTCAACAATCGCGACCAGTCCGCCTACGATCGTTGGCTAGAGTTATCCAGCGGCGTGCGTATCAATGGCCGCAACTTGCGCCAAGAGTTACGCAAGCTCATGTCGTCGCGACAATACAAGCGTCTACCTTACGAGCCTGTAGACGGTTTGGACAGAAGCCCAAGAGCCCGTCTGATTCAGAGCGTTCTGAACAAGTATAGATCAAAGGCTTACGCAGAGATGTTGGACGAGTTCCCAGAGGTGAACAAGCGCGCCAAAATCGTTGACATGATCAAAACCCGACGTCGCGTCGGACAGGACTACAAAGATCTCCTTCGTCTGATTGAGGACTAACCATGCCCAGCAACTCATCACCATTCAGTTTCGTTCGATACGAGTCGTCGGGCACGGGTCCGTTCGCGATCAACTTTGACTATCTGTCGACTAGTCACCTGTCGGTTTCAGTCAATGGCGCGACTCTAGCTTCATCAGGCTTCACGGTTGACGCTAACGCCAACACGGTGACCTTGGCCTCTCCGGCTGCTGCTAACTCCGTCATCATCATTCAGCGGACTACGCCGAAGGGTAAGAGCGGTTTCCAGACGGACGTTGCAGACTTCTCGGACGGCTCAGTGTTGAAGGCGGAAGACCTGGACCAAGCGGCCCTAGGTCTCCTCTTTGTCGCGCAGGAAGCGGACGACAGCGGGACAGCCAACGCGCTGAACAAAGATCTGCAAGACAACGTGTTCGACGCGCAGAGCGTCAACATCAAGAATGTCGCTACTCCAACAACAGGAGACCATGCGGTTAACAAGCAGTATGTAGACGGCCTGTCGCTCTACAACTCGCCGACTCCGCTGAGTGTCTACTCGTTCAATGGCGACGGAACTGCTGGGCCATACACACTGAGCCCGGCACCTCAATCTACGGACCCTAAGGCGTTCATCGTCGATGTGGGCGGCGTAGCCCAGCGCCCGACTACGGATTACACCATTAGCGGTGCCACGATTACCTTCGGCGCGGCTATCGCCAGCAATGTGTCAATCACCGTCCGCAACATCGGTGTAGCTCGCGACACGCTTGCGCAGCCTATTGTTGCTGACGGCTCTGCTGCAGCTTTGACGATCAAGGAGAAGTCGGGACAGACCAGCCAGAACCTTGTCGAGTTCAAAAATGCTAGCGACCAGGTGATCGCGCAAGTCGATAAAACTGGAAATGCAGGGTTCAACACTGCAGCACTTGCGGGTGACTTAGCTGTTACTGGGTCATCACAGTTCAATGGTAATGTAACTGCGTCCGGGACTGCGACCGTAAACGGCACGCTGACGGCCAGTAACATCTTGAACGTCGTCGGTGCCCTTCAGTTCAACGGCCAGACAGGCATCAAGATCCACGGGATCACTCAGTTCGACTTGGTCGATGCCAGCGGCAACCCCACCAGTGACACCACTCACCCTGCTGCTTCAAACACGGTGGATGAGGATGCCCAATACGTAATATCAGGCATTAGAGCGACGCTCACTCCTCAATCGTCTAACTCTAAGTTCCTAATTCTTGGATCAATGGCGGGCGCGTGTGCGACGGGGGGTGCTGGCACAACGAGCCAAAGCAGAGCAGGAATGCGTGCGTCGCTTATCCTCAACAATACACCATCCAACGGTCGAGGAAACCTCCACAACGGGACGCGCACTGGCGCACAATATCTGTTCCTCCAATACGTTCAAGGAAGCGGGTTTGTCCACGGAGCCATACCAATTCAGACAATCTACGAACCGGCAAGCACAAGCCAGTTTACGTTAGATGTGGCGTTCCGCAGCGTCCGAGACACTACGATTCTAACAAGTGAATCTCGCGCCATTCTAAACAACCGATTCGTCGTCGCCATCGAGTTCAGCTAAGGACCCATACCATGACTCAAAAGATTGATACTTCGATGTTGAAGGATGTCGCCTCTAAGACTCCTTCTGGTCCTGTTGACACAGACGTTGGCAAGGTTGTCCAGCTGGACGCTACAGGGCGAATCCCTGGCTCCTACATGGCAGAGACCCACGTTACTCTGTCAGATGGCCGTCACTTAGCGTTAGAGATTGCGGATCTAAAAGGCGCTGCGTTGAACTTCGGCTCAGGCCAGGCAGATCCGTTCGACGCCGACACGGTGGGCTCCACAAGCACCAACGAGACCTACGACGACTCTAACGACTGGTATAGCACGATCTCGCTGACCGATGAGGGCACCTTCGGGCTGACTGGAGGGACTAACTTTGCTTCCTGGGGCGAACTTAACGCTAACGGTCGGCACGTCGCACACAGAGACTTTGCGGGCACATCTGGCGTGCTTGAAAGCGTCAAGGTCAACGTGGACTCCGTTGTTGTTGCATTCAATGCGACGGTTTCTGTCTACAGTGTTCTGGAAAGCGGAAGCCCTGGTTCCATCGTAGGAGGGGCTAGCGACCCAATCGCAATCGACTCTGTAGGAGACAAAACCTTCCGATGGTCTTCTAACGCACCGACACTAGTTGCCGGAACTCAATACTGGTTTGTCTGTAGCGACGTAAGCGGCGGATTCGGTGCGGCAACAGTTGACTACGCTGCTCACGATGAGTCGCACGACACCGGCAACCACGACACCATCACCAGCATCACGGCCAACAATTCAGCCACGATGCGCTTGGCGTTCTCTGTTCAGAACGCTGCGGTCAACATGACGCTTATCAACGGCGGACTGACTGCGGACTCGGTGCCTACCAAGGGCCGCATCTCCGTCCAAGCTCAGTTCGTAGACTCTGCAACCGTCAACACTGACTTGACTGCTGAGATCAGCCGCGACGGAGGGACCACCTACACGGCGGTCACCCTGACGGCTGGAGCGGTGAACTCCAACTTCACCATGTTCTCTGGCGAAGCCGACCTATCCGCGCAGCCTTCTGGAACATCCATGAAGTATCGCGTGAAGACCTTGAACAACAAGAACATCCGCGTCAGCGGTGTGGTCCTGCGCTGGAGTTAACAATGAGCGACGAACTTATGTTGGCCTTGGGTCGCCTAGAGGGCAAGGTCGATTCTCTTATCAGCCGGCAAACCGTGTTGGACGAAGAGATGCGTAAGTTCGACGCAAGATTGCGATCAGTAGAACAGTCCCGAAGTTGGCTTCTAGGCGTTGCCGGGGTCCTTGGGGCACTAGCCTCTGTATTTATTCAATGGGCGTCAAAGTAATGAACCAAGACGGACTAAAAGAACTGCACAACGTCATCGCAGAAGAACTGATGGCGCGCATCAAGAGCGGCGAAGCTACATCCGCAGACCTTAGTGTTGCGCGTCAGTTTCTACGCGACAACGGCATCGACGCGACTACTGGTCAGTCAGAGCCGTTGATGAATCTGTCAAAGGTGCTGCCATTTGATCCTAACGACCCTGTCGAAGACGTAGGTTAACCATGACGAATCCTCTAGATGACTATGAGACCAACAACGAAAAGCAGGTGTTCGTCGTGAAAGACCAGAAGGCCGCGCTAGCTATGAAGCGTGCAGAGGCCAAAGCTGCAAGAGAGAAATACAAGGCAGTCGTCGCCCGTGAGCGCGAGGAAGCTAACGCCAAGCGGGCGATCCAACGAGACGAGATCAAGCTAGAGCTTGCACGCATCAAGCTAGGGCAGAGCGCCGCAGAGAAGGCGCGGACAAACATCGCATTGACGACACCTGCGTTGCTGGTGCTACTCGTCGGCGGCTTTATTGCTATGCTGGGCACGGGAGCAATACCTGACGATCAGGTCTCGGTAGCATCGGCCTTGCTAACGCTCGTCAGCACGGCTTTGATGCAGAACTTGCGCTCTATCGTTTCGGAAGGTGCAGCAGAAGATTCCAACGGCAACGGCAACGGTTACGAGTCCAAGCCAACAAAGAAGACCACCACCCCACCTAAGAAGTAATGAAGAAAGCACTACCTGTAGCAGCCCTGGCGCTGCTGTCTGCCTGTGAAGGCATCTCGGTCGCGGACGCCTACGTCAAAGCGGATCGCATGACCTACGAAGCTATCGCACCGTCATACCGCGCTTACGTGGAAGCAGACGAAACCCTTGACGAGCCCAGCAAGCAGTCGCGCTACCGCCTGCTGCAGACCTGGGAGCTTCGCATCAACTCCAACACCAAGAACAAGTGACTTACATGACCCCTGACGTTCAAGAGTTAGCTGACAAGCTCAAGGCATCTGTCACAGATCCTGCCAAGCAGGAGATGCTGGCTGCAATCGCTAAGGACTCAAGTCGCATTGCGGTGCTG